CTGGTCAAACTCCAAATTAGCCTTAATCCAATCAAACAATTTTTTGTTTTCCGCTTTACTACCAGCATCAATGTCAATCGCTTCGCCTTTAACATGTTGGCTTGTCGAACTACCCTTAACCGCACGATTAAGATCTGAATTTCTAAAGAATGAGTTTACCCTTATCGGCTTGTTATACCAAACCCTTAATGGCTCAAAACACTTTTCCGCAACTAATTTCATGGCTTTTAGCTCCAATTCTGTAGGAATGTTTTTGATTCCTAACTTGTCAGCCGTTGGCGATTGCGTTGCTTCTTTGAAAGTTATGTGCTTACTTATGTTTTCCACGGCCATGTAATAATAAGTTTTCGATTGTTTTCAAATGCTGTTTATTTTCCTCTTCTAATTCCTCTATTCTTTGCGTTAATTGCGCTATTTTACCCTCCATTTCCTGAATTTGGTCTTGTAAATGTGCGCTCCAATTACGCCATAAATCAACAACCTTGGTATCGTTGTCTATTTCGCTTCCAATAGCTTCTGCCTTGGTCTTTCTACGAGTAAAAAACCATCCTATAAATGCACCGAATGCTGTTAAAATTACTGTAAATAGATTATCCATAACATTAAACTTGATAACTTGCTAACTGATCGCCTGTTGTTTGAACTGTTGACGCTGTTTTCAGCCTTTCTCCGATGCTTCCTGATGTTGTCAATGTATTTGTTGCTTTATCCCAAACATTAGCCGGTAAATTATTGATATTAGTGTTTGCAGTATCAACACTTGTTTGACTTGCTCTGCTTGATATTGTTGCATCTAAATTGTCAGATACTAATTTACCTATACTTCCAGCAGTTGTTAATGTCGAAGTCAAAGTATTCCAAAAGTCAGCAGCAGTCAAATCAGCAGTTCCGACAGTATTATCCGTTGGCACTCCTTTACGCACATTTGCTGGAAGTGGGACAGCTAAAGTCCCTGTCAAGCTTCCGCTTGCGTAACTTATACCACTTCGAACATCAGCAGCGATTGGAAAATCCCCACTTGCTCCAGCTTCAACTAAAACTTTTGAAGTTCCATTAGCTTTCAAAACTGTAACTGTGGGATTGATATTTTTAAATCTAACTTTACCCGATGTAGGTGGACAATCGGTATATATTCCATCTGATATTATTGTTGTTGTAGCTCCTGCGTTTCCAAATATTCCGGTTGCATTTAATGCTGTTGCTGCTCCTTGCGCAATACAATTACCGCTTAAATTACCTGTATTATTATAAACTGCTTGCGCCGCCCCTCCAATCATAGTTCCGTTTATTGTGCAAGTTGCTCCATCATTCCAAACACCATATGCTGTACCGCTTGTTCCTCCTGTTATATTGCCAGTAATATTAATTACACCTCCATTGCTGACAATACCTCCGCAATTACCATTTGTTCCTCCTGTTATATTGCCTGTTAAATTAACAGTCATTATAATACCTCCCGCAGCTTGTATTGCATAACCCTGTTTAGCTGCTGAATTTGTTGAACTTCCATTAACATTGCCAACCATTGTTAAATTAGCACCACTTGTTGTGATAAATGAAACGCTTGGAGTTGATATACTACTTCCTGCAAAAGCTCTAATATTGCCATATAAAAACCAATTTATATTAGTGCTACATATTAAACAAGTTGTTGTTCCTGTTTGTACATCGCAAGTTAAAACTCTTCCATTTCCTCCAACTATAAAACCACCACCAGCAACAGCTGGACTGCTTGCATCTGTTCTGATGGATGCTACATTAATATCTTGATTTATTGTAACTGTAAATCCATTTGCTCTTACATCATCTCCAGCTTGTGGCAATGTGCCACCATCCCAAGTGGCTGTATTACTCCAATTACCCGAAGCTACTGCATATCTATTAGCCATATTATTCAGCGATTAAAAAAGCTTGAGCTAACTCAAAGCATTCTGTTAATGTTTTATTTACTAAAATAGAATCTTTAACCTCTACCCTTTGTCCTTGGTCATCAATATACCAACAATTCATAACAAGGGCATATAAGTCATTATTCATTTCGTTGCAAACAAAGGAATATTTATAATCAATCATATTATTTATTTATTAAGAGTAAGTTGCTGTTGTTCTATTAGTCCAAGAATCTGTTGCGTGCATTACTGCACTAACCCCCGAACTGCTTAATGTTAACCTTGTCAATGTCCATGTGGCTGTACTTTCTGAAGTGCCAGCCAAGGCAAAGCCTAAATAATCGTATGTACTTGTTGTTTCGTGTCTTCTAATGTATGTTGTAACGATGTTTCCGCTACCTATTAAGCTATTGCTATTTATTGTTTTTAAAGCCTGATTTTTCCAAAGCTGTGTTGAACTTTCATAAATTAAAGCATCGTTATTGGCTAAAGTTCCATTATTAATATATACATTATGTAACTCATCTAACTCCCAACCGTTCATGATTTTAATATAAATCTTACCATGATTAGCATGAGCATACTCCACATATCCAATAACTACTATATGCCCTGTGCTTCCGTTTGGCTTAATATTAGTTATTCTTCCGGCTACTGTCGGACTTAAGTAAAGAACATCGCCATCATTCCAAGTTTCAGACTGAAGCGAACCCGTAGTGTTAACATCTTCAATCTGCCCGACTGTCATCACAAACCCCTCTTGGTTGTTTGCTATGGTTTCTATTACAACCCCTAATGTATCGGCTGAATTATTATCGTTATTTGCTTGTGCTAAACCTACTGCTAACCTTTGCCCTTGTGCGCCTTGGATTTTAACAACTTGATAAGATGCTTTAGTTAACTGAATACCTGTATTATTAACAACACGAGCAACTAAATCTTGACCATTCTTTAATATTACATTACCGCCTTTTAATGTGGTTTCTGATAAACCTTGCGTGTTATTCCATCTTGTAACAGCCACACCAGCCGTTCCCGTTGGCGATTGGTCAAGCTCTATTTGTCCAGCTTTTAGCTCAAATTCGCCTAAATCTACATTGGCTATAGCGCCCGTGTAAGGCACTTTAGCATCTAAAGCATTTTGCAAATCGGTTTGGTTGCTTAATGTGCCTGTAATATCGCCCCACTCGGGGTCTGAACCACCCACTTGAGCGTATGCCGAACCCGTCCATCGGTATAATAGCTCGGTATCAATAGTAATATATATCTTGTTGATTGCTCCAGTTGCTGGTAAAGCTGCATAATTAGCAACTTGAACAACTTGAGATGGTATATTTATGTTTAAAGCCATACTATATTAATAGTTTCGGTTTTTAAAGATGGAATTGTTGTGCTACTTGTATCCAAACCAACCGTGAAATTTATTGTTAAATCGGGTAAAATCAAATTTCCCCCACTTGCTACATTAACTAAATATGATAAATCACTATTTTGTACCACCGCTGGCAAACACCCCGCTGGTCCACTTGGTGCGCCACTTATTGGCAAAGCACAAAGATTAAATTGCTCTGATAAATTAAGCGTCAAGTCAATCTTATATCCAGCAACCTCATCATTAAATCTTTCTGTGAAATCCTCGAAACTAACAGAATCCCCAACTATAAACCAATCCTCGTAAATAGGTGCGCGTAATTGAGCAACCACATCCGTACCCATTTGCAAAGTATCGGATAGCACTTCAAGCTCGTTTCTTTGGTCTTTATGCACCAAGTCCATAAATAGCAAAGATAAGTTTAAGCTCATCCTATTGCCGTTTATAGTACCTGGATTGATAACTGTAAACATTAAAGGATAAGTTACCGCGCCATTTGCGACAAGGTCGTAGAGGTCACCTATCCCGTAACTATTTATTTGTTGATGGGCGTTGGCTATTCCCTCTAATATCTCGTTGACTTGGTTTAGAGTTCTGTTCATCCTTTATTTTTTTAAGGAATAATTTTAATTTTATTTCGTTCTTGCTATAAGCCATTGTTAATCTAAACAGTTGCTATCAATATTGCCTTGAAATCTATCTTTGAAAGGAAGTGTTTTGCTTATGGTATTGCCTAAAAACATCCCCGTTGAATACATGGTTTTCTTTGGTACAATGGTATCAATTCCGTTCCCAGGATTCAAATATAAAGGATATTGCGTTGAGTTCTCTAAAAGGTAGTTTGTAATCCTTTGTGAATACCATTCCGCGTTGTCTTTAAATCTTTCCTCTAATTTAAGCAAATCGTTTAAACTCGCAGCGTTAGCATTCTCGCTTGAACGAGTAGCTACAGACTTATTCATAAACTTATAAGTCAATGGCATAGGACTCTCGGCCATTATCCACCATATTAAGCAAGGCTGTATGTAGTCATCTAAAAGAGTTTCGTTTAAAACTGTAAGCGTGGCGTTGGTAATTTGCGTTTTAAGCTCGTTATATAAGGCAGTTCCAAGTATTGGCAACACATATTTCTCTTGCGCCAGCTTAATTGTTGGCAATAAGAGTTTCATGTCCACATTTTCGTTTATGATTGAGCTATCTTTTAAAGCTTGCTCACTGATAAATATTACTGCCATACTATTTCTTTTTTCTTAAAACTACTTGTTGCCAAATATGCCTACATGATGTTGAGGTAACTCCTGTTTCCTTGTTAGTCCACCAACCGCCACGGGTCAACCAAACATTAGTGCCTAAATCATTTTCTAAAGCTTCAATTTCTGCTCTTGTATAATGTTTGTTATCATTTATTTCTTTTGTACAAAACTTCCTTGATGTGTCAAGCAATACAGGACCGGCAACACCTGGCTTTAACGCATATTTATAAGCAACCACTAATTCCTCAACGGGGCTTTCCAATTTTGCAATATTCTCACCCTTTGGCGTTAAATTACGCTCATTCTGAACCGCCACAACCATACCATTATCAATTAACTTACTTATCGCTGCGTTTACTTCGTTTATATCAACTTTTAAAGCCTTTGCAATGTTTGTATTGTTTATTAAATTATCGTTGCGCAATAAGTCTAAAATTGACTTATCTAAAGTTGTGATTGTTATTGTTGCAAAATTAACGGGGATAGCTTCAGCATGGATAATATCGTAACCCTCTGTACTCTCGCCATACTTGTCAAATATAGAAAGAGCTTCATCTTCGGTTAACTCTTTGTTGAATGCCGATGGCGTAGGCTCTGCGATACTTTCACCGCCTTGTATTGCACCTAAACCTATAAGTTTACGCAATTCATTTGGCGTTAATTGTTCAAGAACCTTGTTTGCTACCAATGGGCTTAATGAATTAATCGCATTTATTGTAGCTTCATCTTGATTAGCTTTAGCTTTATCAATCGGTGGCAATCCAAGTTTATCTCTTACCTCTTCTTGTGTCATGGCATTGATAACCATTGATTCGGGTATATCAATTCCAATTATTTCAAGCGGAATAATAGCCAATTTTCCATTAATATCTAATAACGAAGCAAAGTCATTAATAACCGATTCAATGCCCTGTTGTTTCGGAGTAATATAGGTATTTTGAAAGAACTCTGCGGCATCTCTTATAACATTACGAGCGAACGCAGATTCTCCATCAATTCCAAATAACTGCGGGGATGTAATTCTATGAGCAGTAAAGATTTCTTGCGCTACTGTTTTATTCAAAGATTCAAAAGCCTTGTCAAAATCATTGGTTCTCAATGGCAATACTGATGGCTCTTTATCTTTACCCTCTGAAAAGACTAACACAATCCCGCCAGCGTTATCAGTTCCCGTATGTTTATCTTTTAATTGTCTTTCAATCTTGCTTTGTTCTTCGTATGTTGGTTGTCCGTTGTTAAAGCTTATCAATGTACCGCCAACAAACCCGTTCTTTATATTGTTTAAATGGAAATTAGCAATTTCTTTCTCGATTTCAATATAACGCAATGCAGCTATATAACCAGGCAATGGGTAAACTCCTTGATTTGGCCTATAATTTTTATAGTAAAATATACCGCTTTGCTTTTTGTTTGGGTCAAATTTTTCTATAACCTTAAAGCCTGTCTTATCCTCACTTTGATTGTAAGCTTTCCAATCGTTTGAATAAAAAAACTTATCCTCTGACTTGTTTGTTCTTATTTTGCTAAAATCTACATGGTATAAATCAAAGTCAGTTCTTAAATTATTGTAGATTACTTGAATATAGTAACCGCCAAATAATTCAAGGTCAAGGCTTATCTTTTTAGTAAGTTCGTAAAGCGATTCGCTTGGATTAATTGTTTGTGTGAAATCAATAAGTTTGGCAGCAGTTAACGCGCTTATAAGCTTATTGTTAGCATTCCAACCTTTACCTGATATTAAATCGGCTTTACCATCCACAATAGCTCTATGCTTTGGCGCATTATCGTATAATTCCAATAACATGTTTGGAAAATCGTTCTTTTCCCCATACTGAACCCACTCTTTGCCTTTAGCTTCCTTGAATTGTGGGATTTCATAAGCATTTAGCTTAACATATAGTATATTATTAGCCATTATAGATTACATTAGTTTTAGTTTGCCCATCGTAGGCAGTCCATGTACTGTTTGTTCCAATAACCTTTACCTTGCCCTCTTCTACTATCCCCGTGGCATTGGCTATATTTAAGTTTGATGAGCTGGTTTGCTCATAAATCTTGTATGAATAAAAGCCCGGTAAAGGTAAATTTACCTCTGAATTGGTTAATACAGGATTTGTTTTTTCGGTTATTACAAATCTGTTATAGCGTTGTAAATACAAGCTATTATCCAAAGCTACAAAAGTATAGCTAACCTTGCTTTGGTCGTTTGTAAATTCAAACAAAAAGAAAGGATTAGATAGTGTACACTTTTCGGTTAGTGTTAACACCACAGTATTAGCCGAATTCTTATTTATTTTTATCACTCTTTTTTGCTTTAGCCTTTGGTTTTACCTCAACTTCAAAAAGAAAGTCATATTTATATTGCTTAAATACCTCGATATTTTCCTCGCAAATCACTAAAACTCTATTTAGCTCTTGCGAATACATATCTTTACCGATTAATTCTGCTTTTAGCTTCATTTCTTTTTGGTTTTTTCTTCTTGTTCAAAAACTTCCAATTTCAAAGACTTTAAAAGTTCTTTGTTTTCTTCGTTAATCTCAATATTACGGTCAAGCTCTGCGCAATAAATTACTTGTCCGATAAGTTCTTTTTTCAATTCCATGATTAAAGCTTTTTATTATTAAATATAAATTTGTTTAAATTGTACCAAAAAACAAACGCAAGGCTATTAACCTTGCGCTCATTGTATTTAACCAATTAAAATTTAAATTATACAGCCGGAGCTAATAATGTTGCAATTAAACCGCTTGATACTTCTTTCATTGGTTCTGCTTCTTTAGCTACAAAGGTTAATTCATAACCATTTCTGTCGCCCATTGCAGTACCTGAAGCATAACTACCAGCAGTTAATTCCGCTCCGTTAGTTTCGCCTAATAACCAATATTTCCCGTTACGATCTTCGGCAATAATCATTAATCTGTTTTGAGCTAACAATCTGATTTGATTTCTTGTTGAAGTTTCACCCTTATTGAATATTGCAGTTAAGGTGGTTTCATAAGCTAAAGTCCCATTTTCAACTGACGCTAAAATAGCTTCGCTGAAATTAGATGTTTCTCTCACTTGCTCATAGCTCCAAAATTGTTTTCCTGTCGCTAATGTAAAGGCACTAATTGCTCCCGATGTTGTTGTGAGCGTTGCTTTGTTTGCTAATTCAGTTATAAGTAACCTTTTAATACCTCCAACTGAATCTCTGCAATCAAGCGCTCTTCCTGATGTTAAAGCACATGGCATAGTATATAAGTTTTTAAATGGGGGATTTTACACCCCCATAATTAATTAAGCAGTTAATTCAAAGTTTACAACTTGAGAAGGGAATGCAACTTGCACACCAGCTTTGAAAGCAGCCATAAATCTTACTTCGTCAGCTTCTTTAGCGAAGAATATCTCAAATCTTTCTTCTTCATTCATCATATCAACACCATAGAACATATTTGATCTTCTACCAGCGATGATTCTGTTAGTTGCGTTAAGACCACCTAAAGCAATAAGCTTAATGTTAGTTCCTGGGATAAACACTTCGAAATTAACAGCGTCAGCGTTATAGTGGTAAAGGTTAGCGTTTTTAAGAGCTATAGTGTATAATCTGAATACATCGTATCCGCAAGCGATGAATACATCTTCTTTGTCAACGATTTCAGCAGGGATAGCTTTATAAACAGCATCCATGATAGCCTCAACATTTGAAGAAGAAATTGCAGATACAGGCGAAGCGAAGAAGTCAGAAGTTGACTTGATAACTTTTGCAGTAACACCTGATACTGAAGCAGCAGCGTTAGCTGTTAAAGTGATTGAAGTGTTGTTAGTTACTACAGAAACTGTGTAAGTGTTAGCACCGATTACTAATTTATCTCCAGCAGATACTTGAGAAGTAAATAAAGTTGAAGTACCTGTTACAGTTGCAGAACCTGAAGTTGTAGCTACAGTTCCAACAATTTTTTGAGCGTTAACATTAACAGCTGAATAAGAGCTATCAACAACTTTTAATAAACCGTCA